ATTCTCAGGAATTTTAAATTGCTTAGGCATTGAATATCCACCACCTACTATCCAACATTCTCCACCAGTCCACATTGCCGGAGTTTTCCAGTTCATTGGGATAAACTCTCAATCAATTCTTTTGCCGCAGCCTGACGTAACGACTTCTCATTAATGACTTTTCCCTGAGCATCAATTACATTATACCATCCAGGAGAAGCTGCTTGAACTTCGTACTTTCCAGAATCAACAACTAATGAAACTTCATCCGGTAATTGAGACAAAGGAATAACTATTTTTCGGAACCCTTCTGGGATATCCTCGATAGCTGCTGAAAATACCTGATTAGGTTTAATGATCTTACCGTTTGCCATTCGGAAAGTACCACCGCCAATCTTTCTCCAGCGAAGTTTCTCTGGCTCCTCTCCTGTACCATTGTCTGGCGCAACAGATTTGAGAACTTCCTCTGGAATAACAACGTCGGCAGGAGCCATATCTTCATCACTTGTTTTTATTTGAATTCTTCGTCTCTCCATAATTGTCCCTCAATAAAAAACTGCCTGATTAGCAGTTACAGGTTTATGGTTTACACAGACAGAACAACAACTCCGCCGTTTCCTTCCTGGTCACTGCGGATCTGAGGCACCTGAATAGTCATGACCTTATACTTCGTGATCATTTTCCCTTCAGTTTGCCATTCCACATTCTGGAGACCCATACCACGAACCAACCGAACGACATCACTGGTCATTTGAACCATAACTACAGTATTTGCAGTCAGAGTATCAACAACCTTGATTCCGTTGATCCCATCAATTCGCATGATACGCTCACGAATAGTCTGGGTAGAAGTGCCGGCAGTATCGTAATCCTCATCCATCACAGTCTCATAGGCCGTTGGAATATACATCTGCCACGGGCCAAAATGAAACTTAGCAATACTGGCTGCCTTCATAGCAATAACATCTGCCAAGATCTCAGCAGCAGTCTTTCCGCTGGCATCCCAATTCTGAGCCAACGTAACAGCATTGATGTCCGGGTGATTCAGGTAGGAATAAATGGTCCCACCACCAAAAGCATACTCGATATCCGTAAAAAGCATGTTCTCCAGCTTTTCATTCACCTTACGTGCCGCCCTCTCAGCCAACGTGGTATCAAGGGGATTGCCCATATTTCTACTGGCCGCAAGAACACGAGCATTGATCTCGTAATCTGCGTGTATGATGGGCAAGGGTAAATAGTTAGTGGTATACACAGGCCTGTCACCAGGTGCTCTGGTTACTCCATCCATTGTCAGCTCTGCCGTTAAGGCATCACTCACATCATGCCATTCCAGAACGGTGGAATTCATACCGGAACCGATATTGTATACCAGCCCAGCAGCAATCAAATCCTGCACTCCACCCAACCTTTTTTCCGAAATACCAAGAACAGCATCATCCAGAAGCTTCCATTCGTCCCGTCGCAACGTCGCATTGGTCTGAATAGGAATAGCTCTGTAGCTCTTTGGATTCGCAGGATCGCCTCCCGTAAACACAGTGATATGAGACAGACCCGTTTGCGGATCTACATAAGGGCGCATGCTGTGAACATCCAGCTTTCCATTGGCCGCCATATAAGCAGCCATTTCACCCTGCGCTGCTCCATTTTGACCAATAAAATCCATAGTTGCCTTTAACATTTTATGTTGACCTCCTTTCTTTACTTTACAGGTTAAACGATGCGGACCCTAATCCGCTTCGCATATCCAAGTGATCCGCTGGATTCTTCTCCAGATGATCCACTGGTATCCACAGCTTCAAGAGCCTGTGCAACGATCTGCAACGGATTAACCGTCACTTCCCCAGCCTCGGAAACTCCCCAGGACTCAGTCTCTGCCGCATGTTCCCTGAGATATCCATCACCGTTAGAAGCCAGCCAATCGCCAATATCTATATCGTACCCATCAGCTACAATGGCATAGACCTCTTCCCCTCTCTGAGGAATCCAGCATTGGACGCGATCTTCTGCTGCGTAGGCATCGTCAATTCCGTTACCCTGAAGTTCATCCTCAAGGGCAAACATGGGAATAACATTTCCCTCCGCAGTAGCGTGAGCCCGAACATTATCGGTTGTCATAGGCTCGATCAACATACCCGGAGTAATTGCTGCATTTGCCTCTTTCTCAACAATAATATCCAGATACTTCTTGATCTTAATCGTGTTATAAGACATTTATCAAACCCTCCTTTCTTTGATATAGTTATGCAGCAGCCGCTTCCTTTACTCCAGGCGGCAACAGCGGTTGAACCTTGTTTTCATGCAGGTTCCCGGCATTAAAGGCTGAGTAATCAACCTTGGAAGGAACTACACGGGCCAACTTATCCAGTGCATACTCATCCATGCCCTTCAGTTCATCCTCGGTGTAAACACCATCCGGGGCATTTTCCAGAACCTGAGTAACCAGCTCTTGACGATGATCCTGGTACAACTCCATACCATACTCCATCTGAGCTCTGATTTCAGGCGGCAGTAGCTGAAGGAACTTAACAGGATCAGTCAACTGATCTTTAAGTACCTGCATGGCCTGTTCCTTGTTCATCTCCGGAGCCTTCGAGATCTTCCTCGGAGGATCTTTAGGCACCTCTTTGATTTTGGCTGCAAGCGTCTCAGCTTGGGTCACCAAATCCGCATTTGCGGTATCCATCGCAAGAAAACTGTCTATTACCTTCTCATCAAGACCCGACAGCATTTCTCGATCTTCCTCACCGAACTCAATCGTTGCACTCTGAACAAGCAATTCAACTTTCTCGGGGCAGCAAGGAGTCTTCTTTTTGTCTGCCATTTCTTCTGTACCTCCTTCATTGTTTAAAGTTTGAGATTTCTCCACATATTTCACCTTACGAACCACAGGAATTGGCTGCGCTCCGAACTCGACAATCCCATCCTTATCAATAGAGTAAGGCTGCTTGTACAAAGCCGAGCCTGCTCCATCAAGAGACATCCCTCCTTCGCGAGACTCTTTACGATACACAAAATAACTCGTATACGCCTCTTCCAGAAAGTGGACTTGACCATCTGTGTCCATCCCATCGAGTTGTCTTTGGATTGCTGTCACGCGTTCGCGTAATCCAGTTTCATTGACAATCAGATTATAACCACCGGCAACCAATTCCTTTAGCACAGTGATATTCTGATCAGTCAGGTCGATTTTACCATCCTTTAATAATGGCACATCATTCCCTCCTTCCTGGTTAGTTCGGACACCACAGCCATCTGACCAACTACAAGCCCCCTGCGCTCCTGGCAGGAAAGCTAAATGATCTGGCCTGTGGTTATGCGAGATTGCACTGTAGTCCTCACCATTCCAATTGCCATTCACCAATTCATCATCAGTGAACATTCCCAGGCTCACGTCAAGAGGCTGTCCACTTCGGACATACTGCAAAGCCTCTGGTGATACCTGTCCCATACGCTCTTCATCCAGCCACGCTTCCGCCTTTAGCTTGCCTGATTCAAAGCGCGTATTATATACACGGCCCACCTTCCCCGCTTCTATTACACCGGGACTGGCTGCCGAGATATTCTGTCCATCCTCTTGTGGATGTTGAATGACCACTGGGATATCATTCCAAGATGCAGGATAATGTCCTAACTCTTCTGCTGAGTGGAAGATAGGCCCGTTGCTCCCATGATGAACACCCTCTACCATCATTATTACCGGAACTACAATATGCTTCCGGCCCTGATGCATCCTGGATTCTATGATGTAGTCATTCGTTTGAATCTTTTCAGTCCGGCTGTATTGGTTTTTATTTTGTTTCATTTTACCACTCCACCATTACTCCTGTTTCACTCCATAACGCACAAAGAGCCAACTCCATGTGCATTAAGCTATCTGTAGGTTTAGCACTCTCCTCCCGGAAATCATCAATTTTTTGACTCTCTGGAATTCGATAGATCCGAGCGGTGCTCAAATATTCTTCAATCTCATCGGCAACAAGGGCGTCTGGAAATTGGATAGAAACTTGTTGAGTTTCTTCGCTGTACTCAATCTCCCCTTTCCTCCCGAGCTTAGAAATTTTCACTTTCATTTCCAATCTCCCATAATTCGTTTGTCAACTCCAAACTTTTCTTCAATAAAAGATGATAATTCTGGGTATCGTTCTCTTGCTTTATCCCACTTAGATGTCCGGGCAGCCCAGGTATCTCGACCTTCATCTGTCATCTTTTTAATCTGTCCTTTAAGATGTCCAACTATTAAGTCTTCTTTTCCTTGGAGTCTTTTAATGTCCTTTGTGTAATTTTCAATAGTTTTATCAAACTTAACCCCAGCATTTTGATATTTAGAAAAACGTTGATTGTTCATGGCCCACCACTCATGGCCTATTCCTCTGTTATAAATACGACCTTCATAATTGTTTATCCAATTATCCTTCCAATAAGCCCCATCCCCATTCTTATAGATTCCTTTTTCCCCTGAGCGAATACTCTTATATTCTTCTTTAAGACTTATTGCATTTGTCTTTGAAACAAATTGATTATCATCCCATATAAATCCACCGTCTGCGCTTCTGAGATCCCGTCCGGCGTGCTTATTTAATCCAAAAAAGTCATCTACGGCATGTGCCGTCTCGTGAGCTATTATATTCACCCCATCAGTTTTCGAAAGACTAACTAAGTCTTGACTGTAATTAGCGCGTAACGATGGTGATGGAAATACCTGAACTTTTAATCCAGAAGACTCAAGACCATTTAAAACATCAAAAGGAACCCAATTAGTTCCTTGCTCAAACTTTGCTAACTGATCCTTTGTAAGTGTTGACTTTCCTTCAATCTTTACCATCTTTTTAAGAATAGACTGTCGCGTCTCTTGATACAACGCAGGGTTCATAACCTTCACGTAATCATAGTATGCTTTCTGTTCTTTAGCATATAATCCAGAGCCACCCCAACGGGCTTCAGCTTGTGCAAGAGCCGACTCTTTCTTAGCCGCCTCCCACGCGGTCTTTGCGTCCGCTTCAATCTCTACAGGAGTTTTGAGTGGCTTTTTAATTGTTGGAATTGTGGGTGTTTTCCTATGGTTAAATTTTAAACCATTCTCTTCTAAAGCTTGTATGAGAGACCTTTCCAGTGCCACTTCTTTGGTCATTGTTCCTGATGTAACCAAATCCATAAAATCATCTACTAAAATCTCTCGTTGTCGTGCCAGGACAGAAGATGCCTTCCTTCGATCAAAAACAACTCCAGAAGGTTTGAATAGTTCATCAATTTGTCCAGAAGGACGAGTAATCAATCCTCTTCGGAACCCAGGAAGATCCCCAAACTGTACTATATCCCCAGTACTGAAAGTTTGTTCTAACGGATGATTATGAACTACGGTTACATTGTTCCATCCATCAATTTCTCTTTGGACCTTTGTTGAAAATCCTACTTCTTCGTAAGCCCCAGTAGCTGAGCGGATTTGGCCGGAATCAGAAATAGCAATTAACTTTTCCTTTCCATTTTTCTCCCCATAATTAAACACGTCTTTCGTGGAGGCATCTTCCAGCTTCCGGAACTCTTCATTAGAAATTTTAGACTCTATAGGGGGAGCCTTCTCTTTCCCAGTCATATCCAAGGGGAGCGCCAAACATCTGCACTGCGGGTGCAACGGGATTTTGCTTTCAATCTGTGCTAAAGAAAACTCTTTCCCTTCCAACGCTGCGCAGTCAGCGCATACTCTACCATCGCCAGCCGTTGTCCACTCTGCCCTAACTGTTACTCCTTCAGCACCCCAGTTCTTGTACTCCTGGATCGTTGCGGAATGATGCGCACGAATAATTTCTGTTCTGGCCAGTATCTTTGCTCGACGTTCTGCTGGGATAAAGCGGCCCAGGGTGTCCGTAATTCCAAGGCCACCCACAGGACCGCTTATAGTCCGAGTCAGGAGCTTTGCAATTTGACGGGGAGGAAGGCCGTCTGCAATCCCCTGAGCGAGAACTCTACTTATCTGAGTATCCATAGCAGCTGTGATACCCTTTAGATCACTAAACGTCCTCGAATACAAAAGGCCAACTCGATCTGCATGAAAAGGTTGATTAAACGCCGCTGATATCTGACCTCCCGTTTCAAGTGCCGGTATTTCATCTCCTGCTCTGGATCTGTACCCAGCCTTTCTCAATTCTTGTCTTGCTCTAACAATTCCTTTCTGATAACTGCTCTGGATATACTTATTTGTCCATGCCTGTTCTACTCCACGACCGATCTGCGATCCAGGCATTTCCAAAATGCCTATTTCCTGCTGTTGTCCAAGCCATTCCATGAACCCTTCTACTTTATCACTGGATCTTGGAAAGGCAAAAGCGTTGTGACCCGGTAATGTCATAGCACCGTAAGCTGATGGAAGAAGATACAGTTCATCTTGTCGAGTTAATCCAAAACAGTTCTGATCGATAATAGCTTTCCGAATAATTCCTCTCAACGCCCGAAAACGTCTCCCCATCTCAGCCGCAAACTGAGTCCTGAGCGTAGTGGTCCTTGTTGGATCATAGTTATTCAAGACCTGTAACCTGGGTCTTTGGTGATTATGTATTTTATGAGCAACTTGTGGCATTATCCTTTAATCCTCAATCCTATTCCATGTCGATTACATCTAATCTGTTTTTGCCAGTAACCATTCTTGATCAGTACAATTAACTTTGCCGAATCTCAATTTATCTGACATATTCACAAGTAATCCCCAACCAAAACCTACTATAAAAGCCGCTGATGCTACCCCGCACCATACAATCCATATTGGAGTTTCAAATAGCATATCACCCTTCCTTCACAAAATGAACACGACAACCCAATACCATACAAGCTACTCGAATAAAAGCTTTCCCAACATACAATCGGATACACAGCATCCTTATTCCACTAATGCCAACACACACATTCATAGTTGTTCGTTTCATAAGTTTTGAAACAGGTACGATAGATATGGACGCCATTTATATTTCTTCCTCTTCAATGATTTCACCTTCCTCAAATTCCTCAAAATCATTTTCCTCATCAAGCCTCGCCTGTTCTTGTTGTTGCTCAATTAACTCAATCTGATCATCATTCAAGTTAAGCATCATTTTCAGAAACGCTGAGGGAGGTATAATATCCTGATTGGTCGGGGATGCCCCATAATTCTTTAAAGCTTCTGATCTGATCTTACCGACATCTGCCTTTTCCTTATCGCTCTGCTCCCATAATCCACTCCATTGAAGTGAATATACATCCTTTGGCGCCGGTAAAACCCCCGCACTGGTACATATATCAACAAATGGCCTGACTATTCTTGGTTCTGCATATTCTTCTCTACGGGTCTGGATCATATCGAGCCAATTATCTTTATCCTGAGAACTCGCTAACTCTCCTCTCTCACTCCCAGTTAATATTCTTTTAGGTATCCCAGTCACTGCAGAAATCATTTGTATTTGAACATCAACATGATTGCTTGGATCAGAAACTTGTTGCGCTAAACTCTCTAAACTCACTCCTTCGTTAACCATAATACGACGTAAATTATTCTCATACTCATCAATTTGATCCTGAAGATCATCTTTTGTACCTGGAGTCATCTGGTATTCTGGATCAACCTTGCCTTGGTACCCTGGCCTGGCCCCTCTCCAAAACATTTCAGCACTACCACCTACGAGTTTCTCCAGATCTTTCAAGCGATTGAATACTACTTCCAACTTCGGGGCTCCTTGTATCTCATTCTCCAAAAGCTCCTCACCAGCTACATGAAGTATTCTGGAATAATGAACTCTTATTATTTGACTACCCCCGCCGCCGGGCTGGAGAATAGTTAACTGATATACAGTGGGTAACCCGTACCGCTCATTATTCGTATCTGTCTCCCACAATTCAATAGAAGCACTTTGCTCCATCAGCGGTTTAACATACAACAATTGACGCTTTCCGGAAACGACTGGACGTATAAAATTAGCTGCATTAACTGCATCATTGAATCCCAAGAAAAGAACTCCATAATGACCCAAAGCTGTCAATCGATCAAGTCTTGCAAAGACGGTTTTCAAACTTAACGCGTCATTTAAGACCTTCCACTCTTTTTCAAGAGGAGTCTCTTTATCATCATTTGACTCTAATATCGTTAAATCTCCGCGCCAAGTTGCTCCTACAGGCTTATTGATAATAGCCTGAGCTATATCTTGACGAGTGTATTGAGTTAGAAAATCATCTACATCTAAGTCGAGTTTGTACCCCAAAGCCTGATAAATATCTCGATCACCACCGTACTGATACCCAAGTTTTGCAAAGGCTGTTGCTCTGGATACCAAATTACCTGCTAATGCTACCATATTCTGTATTTTACTGCCCATTTATATGCCTCGTAACAGCGATCCTGCAATTTTCTTCTTTCGCATATATGGTTCACAAGCATAGCGAATAGAATCCATTGCGTGGTTGTAGTCATCAATAGGCTCGGGTAATGTTTTATCATTTCTATCTGTTTTCCATTCATAATTCATAAGCTCTGATTGAATGTTAATGCTTCTACTCGTTACATGAAGTTTCTTTGCTAACAACCAATCCAAACCATGCCGCACCGAATCTGGACCTTTTGCTGCCCCCTTAACTCGAACCCCTGCTTCCTGTAACTCTCGTATACTTTTCGGTTCCGCGCTATCGGCAAGAATCATATCCTTGGGGGAATGTTTGTTAATTCGTTTAGCCAATGTCTGATTTGTTAAATTCGTTTCGTAGAGCAATTCGTCCAGATATAAATCATCACCGACAAGACCCGTCCAGACTAATGCCGCAGGATTAACACTAAACCCAAAATCAAGCCCATAACTTTTAGTAGCGTGTCTAAGAACTCGCTCTGGTATTACCTCAATAACATCCCAATCCGTAAAAATAACTCCTTCTGGATCTCCCCACTCCCCGTGTCGAAATCTACGGCGCTTGGCCTCTGGTAACTTATCTAAAATATCTTCGATGTAGCCTTCGGGGAGATTTGCTTTATTATCATCCGGGTTGAGAACCATTTTAACATAATCGTTTAAATTAGATAACGGTTCTTCCGAAAAAGGATCTACCCCTTGAACGAATAATTTAAAACCCCAATGTGCTCTTCCTACTGGATTCAGATCATAGTAACTTTTATTGATGCAACCTTTTATATTCTGGGCCAGCCTTGTAAGCACCATCAAAACACTGTTGTAGCTTATTTGGGAAATCTCGTTGAAATGAATTGTAGAATACTCGCGTCCCAGAATCTTCTCAACTCGTTCCTTATCATCTAACCCATCTACCCAAATCTCACTTTTATTTGGGAATCTGATAAAATGATCGGACTCATTTGTTTTTAACGCTGATCTGGGAATACCTTCCATTTGTAAGAGTTTTGGGATTGTGTCCAACCATAAGGCGGATTTGGCGTGGGCAAATCTAAGGCGAGCGATTAAATGTCTTGATCCTGGGTATTGCAACGCTCTGCATATAATTTCTTCTACAATTAAAGTGGTCTTTCCTGATCGAGATCCTCCTACTAATAAAACATGGCGGGGACCCTCACGCAACAGTTTCCAGGCTTCCTTTTGCTTCTCCGTAGGAAGATATGTCATTTGTTTCCTCCCGGATACCCAGAACCAACCACTATCATAATTGGCTCACCTCCTGCTCCAGTAACTTCTGTTCTGTCAGTAAACAACTTATAATACTTTCCCAGGAGTTCAAGAGCTTTCTCTTTGCTATGCAGTTTGAACTTAACAGATCCACCATCCTTTG